AATGCCATGAGCGAGCGCGACGGTAGGTTCGTGACCAACTCTTTCGTCGAGGTCTCGGGCAAGCTGCTCGACGATCTGCTGATCCTGAAACAGAAGCCAATCGAGGCTATCCCTACTCCGTTGCCGACTTGGAACCACAAGTGCCGGGACTTTGGTGGGGGTATCGGCCTAGCCCGCGGCTGGCACGTCACGATTGGGGCGAACACAGGAAACGGTAAATCGGTGTTTGCGCTCAACATGGCGGCTGAGGCGGTGGATCGGGGCGAGAGTGTCGGATTTGTCTCCCTTGAGATGAGTTGGGAGCAACTCACGACCCGCTTTATGTCGATCGTGTCGGGTGAGAAGATCAGCTCCCTTGAGCCCGGGTCACGCCTCGACTTGAATGCTCACCGGCGAGCTGCTAAGGCGATAAACGAACTCAAGGAGCGGACTGGCGGAGTACTCCACTGCAACACGCGCAGCATCCGGGATCTGGAAGACGTAGAAGACGCTATCCGGTTCTTGTTCGAGGTCCACGGCTGCATCATGGTCATCGTTGACTATGTGCAGTTGGCTATGGTGCTAGGAGTGTTGAGCCTCTTGGAAGGCGTGACGCGGATTTCGGGCAGTGTCCGCGGCATCAGTTCCGATCTTCGCCTTATCAGCGTGGCATTGTCCCAACTGAACCGCGAAACGTCCAAGGACTACGAGAACGCCCCGACTCCACAGGGGCTAATGGGTGGAAGCCCGCTCGAAAACGATAGCGATCAAGTGATGCTGATAAACCACACCCACGCGAGCTACAAGTTAAACGTGATGTTACACAGTGCAGGGCAAGAGTTTATCCTCGGCAAGAATCGCCACGGCCCGACCGGCACGATCAAATGCATATGGGACTACGACACGTTGAGGGTACGGGAAGAGGCCCCGGTGTACCAAACACTTTCTGGTCCGGTGGAAGACAAGGGCGAGGCGTGGGAGCCGGGGGAAGCCGCGTGACATTGACTGACGACAAACTATGGGCGCGCCTCGATGTGCCCCTACCCGCATACGAATACCGCTTCGCCTCTCCGCGTAGGTGGAGATTCGACTACGCTTGGCCCAAGTATCTGGTCGCACTGGAGGTCGAGGGCGGTGTCTGGATTCGGGGACGCCACACGCGCGGCTCAGGCTTCCTCAAGGACATGGAAAAATACAATGCAGCGGCATCGCGGGGCTGGCTGGTTCTACGGACGACGCCCAAGGAACTCTGGAGCGAGGAAACGCTGGACCTGATTCGGGCCGCAATAAAGCTACGGGAGGCAGCTTGAGCAAGCGGTGGTGGCGGCTGGTCGGTATGAGGGGTGTCCGCTGCCCGCTCGGGCACCACGTACCCGATGTTTTTGGCACAACCGAGGACGGCTTCGTGCGCTGCACCAAGCTCGTGGATGCTGGCTCCGTTGGTCGGGGTAACAAGCTCCCGCGGTGCGATAGGCTGGTATTCCTGATATCGGTACGTGGCGGCGGGAACTTCGTGGTCGAGGTGACGGAGGCCGAGCGGGATGCGCTTATGAAAATGTCGTCACCGTTCGAGCGATTGATGTACCTCGATATAGGCGACGAGTTTGCGGCATGAACAAAACGCTTACCCGAACGTATCCCGTAGCTTAGATTTAATAGGCCCAAGTGAGACCCCCCCACCCCTGCGGTAACTCAGCCTGCCCTTCCCTGGTACGTGGTAGCTCACGCTGTCCTGAGCACACCATCACCCGTGAGCAGCGTAACCCCAAAGATCCTCGCCAAGCCAAGTTCTACGGCTCATCACAGTGGAAGACCCTTCGGAAGATTGTCAAATCACGCGATCCCATCTGCAAAATCTGTGATCGTGCCCCTACCACGGAAGCCGACCATATAGATGAGAACTGGGAAAACAACGACTTGGATAACAACCTTCAGGGCGTATGTACTACCTGCCATGCTACTAAGTCAGGCAGACAGCACTACTGGAGGCGTGTACCCATGAGGCCCACCCTACACCCCTTCCTCCTACTCGTAGGTCAGGCTGGTGTAGGTAAGAGTACGGTACGCAAGCACTTAGTACCCATGCTCAACGCTACTGACCTTGGGCCAGACGACTTCGACGGTGATTGGAGAGAGGTATACGAACACCTGGACCGTTCCCCCTATGCCATAGTGGAGTGCTGCAAGGTACCGGGTAAGCTCTCACGCATAGCCCGAGAGCGAGGAGCGTACATAGTGGAGCTCACCTGCCCTGACCCCATACGTAGAGCCCGCCTAGACCAGCGTAAGTACTCACCTGAAGCCATCCGAACCCTCATGGCACAGACCAAGAGGCTAGGCTACGAACAGGTAGTACGTGCTAACCTAACCATTGACACGTCAGGCGACCCTAAACAGATAGCGCAGACCATTGCTGACCACATTAACGGAGCACGACCAGTATGACCGAAGCACTACTCAGAGAGCGCATACGGGCACTAGAGGCAGCCCTACGCACGATAGCGGAGCGCAAGGGACCCTACAGCCGCGACCCACTTACCCACGCCAGTAATACGATAGACGCAATGGCCAGCACAGCCGTAGATGCCCTAAAGGAAACAACTGTTACGGCCCTCTAACAGGGGTAGAAGTGACCCATACAGAGGACAGGAAACAACTGACTATACCGAAGCTATAAATGTGATAAAACGCCTGTTACGCCGCGCGACAGGCCCGTAACAACTGTTTTAGTTAGGTGCCCCGGGGGCCTGTAACAAACGTTTACTCGATCGCTTCCCACCGCTCTCGGGCAACGGAACGCGGGGCCGCAGGTATGGATAAACGGATAGTTATCAACAAACGGGCGTATTTGACCCATTGAGGGGACACTATGAGAGGACCGAAACCGAAGCCGACAGCGCTCAAAATTATGGCTGGGAATCCGGGTAAACGGGCGTTACCGAAAGGCGAGCCGAAGCCGAGCGGGACAGCGACCCGTCCGAGCTGGTTGAACCGGGAAGCGATCAAGGTGTGGGAGGATTTAGCACCGGGAGGTTACACGTTGGGACTCCTGACGAGCCGGGACGGGGAAGCGTTCGGGATGCTCTGTACGCTGGCCGCGGAGTTCAGGAAGGACGCAGGCGGGATGTCGGCTAACCGAATATCAAGGCTGGACGCGCTGATGCAGCGGTTCGGTATGGACCCGGCAAGCAGGACGCGGATATCGGTACCTAGGAAGGACCAGAGCAACGAGGAGAGCCGTTTCTTTGGCATCGCGTAAGAAAGGCGGCTTCTGGTTCGATGAGGAAGCGGCTGATAAGGCCGTTGAGTTCTTCTCGCGCTGGCTCAAACACCAGAAGGGAGAGTTCGCCGGCAGGCCACTAAAGCTAGACAAGTGGCAGGCCGACGAGATCATACGCCCGATCTTCGGATGGAAGCGTAAGGACGGCACCCGGAAGATCCGAACGTGCTATGTCGAGATCCCGCGGAAGAACGGGAAAACTACGCTGGCCGCGGGAGTAGGCATCATCCTGACCTTTGCCGATAACGAAGCGGGGGCAGAGGTCTACAGCGCAGCGTCCGATAGAGAGCAGGCAGCTATCGCGTTCGACCTAGCTAAGAGCATGGTAACGAGCGAGCCCGCGTTACAGAAACGGTCACAAGTCTTTAGGCGTTCGATTGTTGTAGCGGCTACGGGCTCAAGCTACAAAGTCCTTTCAGCGGATGCCCGATCTAAGCACGGGTTCAACGCTCACGGCGTCATTTTCGATGAGTTCCACGCGCAGCCGAACCGAGAGCTGTACGATGTGCTCCATACGTCCACGGGCGCGCGGAGACAGCCGCTTGAGTTCATCATCACGACGGCAGGCGTCTACGACCCCGAATCAATAGCGTGGCAACTTCACAGCTACGCTTTGCGAGTCCAGTCGGGCGAGATAGACGATCCCTCGTTCCACGCCGTCATCTACAGCGCACCGATAGAAGCAGATTACCGTGATCCTAAAGTCTGGGCGGCGACTAACCCTGGAATGGGAATCTCAGTCAAGGCCGATTACTTGGCAGCGGAGGCCAAACGTGCAGAAGAAGAGCCGAGTTACGAAAACACCTTCAGACGGCTCCACCTCAACCAGTGGACGGAGCAAGTCACGCGCTGGATCAAAAAAGAAGAGTGGGAAGCGTGTGCTGGAGAAATACCAGATTTATCAGGTCGAGCCTGTTTCCCTGCTCTCGATCTTTCCACGACTACTGACATCTCAGCTCTGGCTCTGGACTTCCCCCCGCGGGCGGAAGGAGATCCTCACTTTCTCCTGAACTTCTTCTGGTGCCCGGAAAACACAGCCCGGAAAGCGATGCAGAGGGATCGTGCGCCGTACCCCGAGTGGATCCGCGACGGCTACATGACCGCAACCCCCGGCGATGTGATCGACTACGCCTTCGTGCGGGCGCAGGTCAATCTCCTCTCGAAGAAATACAAGTTCGGGGCCTTCGCCTACGATCCCTGGAACGCCATGCAGTTGGCCCTCCAGTTAGGTGAGGAGGACGGGTTCACGATGGTCGAGCACCGGCAAGGCTTCATCTCCATGAATGAGCCGAGCAAGGAGTTCGAGCGGTTGGTGATCTCGAGGAAGATCCGTCACGGCGGGAACCCGGTAATGAACTGGATGATCTCCAACGTGGCAACGGTGACAGACGCCAGTTCAAATATCAAGCCCTCAAAGGATAAATCGACTGGGCGTATTGACGGGGTAGTTGCGTCTGTAATGGCGGTGGGAATGTCATATCGCAACAAGCCCGGTGCCGAGCCGTCAATCTCGTTCCTCTCATACGCCTGATGGAACTCTCTAAGCGTCAGGCCCAGGTAGTGGAGTGTGTAGCTAGAGGGCTACCAGATAAGCGGATCGCGGCCAAACTCCAAATCTCCATCTGCACGGTTAGACGCCATGTGCGGGACGCAGCGGCCCGGATACCAGGAGATACCAGCCCCCGCCATCGGCTCATGCTTTTCTTTCTGAACCTCGAAGCCGAAGACCTCGACAGGACTGGTTAGTTTCGGTAGCTGTACGGGTCTGCCATAAGGGCATAGCTTTAATGGCATATGGAACGTCTGTTCGGTACCCTAGAGCTACGGTCTACTAACGACGAGCTCCGGGAATTCGAGGGAATTGCAAACACGTCCACTGAGGATGACCACGGAACCATCGTGGAGCCCTCGGGCGCGAAGTTCAAGCTCCCCATTCCCCTGCTTTGGGGCCACGATCCGAAGGAACCTGTAGGCGAGATCACCGAAGCCCGACTAGTTGACGGCAAGTGGCTCGTTAAGGGGACCATTCGGAAGGTCACAGAGCCCGGATTCGTCAAGAATCTCACCGACCGGGCGTGGCACAACGTCAAATACAAGCTAGTCCGCGGACTCTCCATAGGCTTTATCCCGCTCAAGGAAAAGGGTAAGCGCTTCCTCGAGTGGATATGGCGCGAGCTCTCCCTGGTAACAATTCCATCGAACGAGGACGCGAGTATCCTATCCGTCCGTTCAGCATATCTCGCCGCGTCAGGCGAACCCCAAAGCCCCGGCGTCTCGGGCACCCAACCAAAACCGAGACCCAAAATGACTATTCAGGAACAAATTCAGCAGTTCGAGAACACCCGATCTGCCAAGGTAGCGCAGAGAGATGCGTTGCTTGAGAAGTCCGGGGCCGATGGCGCAACGCTCGACGAGAGCGAAGCGGAGACCTTCGACACGCTAGACACCGAGATCGGAAGCATCGACTCCCACCTCACCCGGCTCGCCAGCGCCAAGAAAGAGATCGAGAAGCGGGCTGTCCCGGTGAACGGCAAGAGCACCGAAAAGGCATCACAGAGCCGTGGCGGTGTCCCGCTCGTTTCTGTCCGGCCCAACACTGAGCCCGGTATCGGGTTTGCCCGCTACGTCATGTCCCTGGTCGCCTGCAACGGCGTCCGTTCCGAGGCTGCCGCATACGCCCGTGAGCGTTGGGGCGATGCCGGTGAAGAGATCGCGCTACAGCACAGAAGTGCGATGATGCACCGCGCGGCCGTAGCACCGGGTACCACGGTACAGGCCACGTTTGCCGCCCCGCTCGTTACCACCAATTTCCTGAACGAGTTTCTGGAACTTCTCCGGGCGTCCACGCTGGTCGAACGCATCCCCGGCCTGCGCCACGTTCCGTTTAACATCTCCATGCCTGCACAGACGGCTGGAGGTACCTACAAGTGGGTCGGAGAAGGCAAGCTCAAGCCCGTAACCAATGCTCAGTTCGCATCGGTCACCCTCGGGATGTTCAAGGCGTCAGGCATCATCGTCCTGACCGAAGAGCTGGTGCGAAGCTCCGCACCCTCCGCCGAACTAGTTGTCAGGAACGAGCTGAGGGACGGAATCACGCGGTTTCTGGATCTCCAGTTCATTGATCCAGCGGTTGCAGCGGTTGCGGCCACCAACCCGGCCTCGATCACCAACGGCGTTGCCGGTACGATCGCATCGGGTACCACTGAAGCGGCTGCAAGGGCCGACCTTCGGGCGCTCGTCAAGACCTTCGTTACCAACAACATCGGCCTCGATGGCGTGGTTCTGCTCATGAACCAGAGTATCGCCTTCACGCTGGGAACAATCGTCAACTCGGTCGGTGCTCTGGCCTTCCCGGGCATTACGGCGGCTGGTGGTAGCCTCCTCGGTATCCCGGTGGTTACGAGC